AATAATATAAATAATGAATAATTCATTTTTTATACTACTATTCTTATAACTATGACTTATGCTAAATTTGATTGTTTTTTCCATCATAGAATAGCAATGACTGAACAGATACAAGATACAGGTAAATTTCGAGAGAATACCAAGGATCAGTTTTATACGAAGTCGTCTATAGCAAGGGAGTGCGTTGATTCTATCCTTTCAAACTATCCTGAAGCTTTAGAGCATCTATGGGTAGAGCCTTCTGCAGGAAATGGAGCATTTATTAACATTTTACCTAGGGGGGTTCATAAGGTAGCAATGGATTTAGAGCCTAAGGCTCCAGAAATTGTGAAAGCTGATTTCCTAACATGGAAACCAATAACAGATGGAGAAAAGATATTCTTCGGTAACCCCCCCTTTGGTAGTCAGGGCTCACTAGCTAAATCATTTATTAAGCATGCTGCAGCAAATAATGCAAGGGTAATTGCATTTATCTTACCAAGGTCTTTCATGAAACCAAGTATGTCTTCTGCATTTCCTTCATTCTTTCACTGTATTTACCAAAGGGAACTTCCTAAAGACTCTTTTGAGGTAAATAGAGAGGCATATGATGTTCCCTGTGTATTTCAAATTTGGTTAAAGAAAAATGAGCAGCGAGAACCTGAGGAAAAGGTATTGCCATCTGGATTTACCTATGTTAAGCCGAATGAGACATATCATATGGCCTTCAGGCGTGTAGGAGTTTATGCAGGAAAATCTTATCTAAATGATGCAAACACTGGAACATTTAGCCCACAATCTCATTACTTTCTGGCATTTGATGAAAAATATTTGCCTATTTTACAAAAAATAAAGGATGCCATAAATAAGCACACTTTTCCATCAAATACGGTAGGTCCAAGAAGTCTTTCTAAAGGTGAAGCTAATCAGGTGATTAATATGATACTCCTTACATTAGAACTTTAGTTACGAATCTAGAAGGATTATCTAGAACTTCAGAATTATCTTTGTATATGATATAGAGAATATTTGCAACAAGTCCAAGGAAAGCGGCCAGCAAGAAGAAGAACTCCACAGGATTATCCTCCTTTACTACTTCATCGATTTTTTCCGCCTCTTCTGCCTCTTCTGCCTCTTCTGCCTCTTCTGCCTCTTCTGCCTCTTCTTCCTCTTCTGCCTCTTCTGTCTCTTCTGTCTCTTCTGTCTCTGTATTCTCTTCGCATTTCGTAGCAGTGACAAGCTCTGTATTCTCTTCCATCTCTTCAATCTTGTCGCATTCCGTAGCTGCATCAACCTTTGGCACACTTGTTTGTGCAATTAGTGTATTAAGAAGATGCTCTAGGGCAAGCATATTATCTGTATGGTGATTTACAAAGTCTTCTAGCACTATAATTCGTTCCTTCAATGCATTATTTTCTGCTTGATAAACTGCAAATTTATTAAGACGACGTTCAATATCCTCTACCCTTGTATGTAAGGCAGCATCCTTGAATCCAAGTGTTACTTCACCGGTCTCCTGAATTTCACGAAGCTCGTTATTAAGGGCATCTTTTATATTTTTTACTTGTGCACTTGCCTTTTGAAGCATTATTTCACTTATACTAATATCATATCGACTAAGATATCCTTTTCCACTAGTGGCTGTTTGAGTTCCGTAAATAAAGTGCTTATTAACTACTGCATCTAGAAGAGTCACTGTATCTATAACACTCTGTCTTTGATTTTCCTCGAGAGTAGTCGTATTTATCTGGTTAGTGCTCCCCCTAGCAACAGCCGCAAACTCACTTAGCTTATACATTATGTGTGTATTTTATACGTAGCAACATGCTTCAATTTTTTGCGTTAATCACTAGTCTAAAATACATGTAGCCTCATAGATAGATGGATAGACCAGGAACCTCCGCAGAGGGTTCATTATTTGAATTAGTGGCTAGAGGAAAAAAGGATGTGTATTTTATGAGTAATGATAAATCTGCACATGTTCCCTTTTCTTATTCAATGGGCACATATCCAGCGACAATTGATGAGACTAGGCAGACACAACCACTGAATATGATTGATTTTGGCAGAACAGTTGAATGGGAAATAGAAGTATTTGGAGATATTCTAGTTGCAGCTGCACTTGTAGTTGAATTGCCAACGTGGCTACCTCCTAGCATTGCAGCTCTAAATCAAAAGAATATAGTATCAGATGCATTTAATCAGACATATGGATATACACAGGGTATAGGGGCGTTTCTTTTTGAACACATACAATTCTATCAGGACCAGCTTTTGTTACAGGAATTCAGTGGCGATTTCTTATATGCCTGGTATCATCTTCACAATTCTCTAGCTCAAGAGGCCTTGGCACTCAAGGAAATGGGATGCCATTCAGGGTCCGCTTTGGATATTCAGAGAAATGCAAATCCAGGGAAGCTTACTCTTCGCTTACCTCTTATAGGTTGTGCACATCCAGATGAGGGTGGATTTCCATTTGTCTCTCTTCCCGGTCAGAAATTTAGAATCAGATGTAAGATTAGGCGTTTAGAAGATTTAGTTGAGTCATCATCACAAGCTCCCAAGCCTTCACCGTGGTCTAGAACCGACTTGAAAGTAACAGATAAAAATGGTCTTCAGACTTCATTTCAACCCTTAACCCGAGAGCAGATTGGAAAACCACTTATTACTCTTGAGACTACACAACGATACGTTAGACAGGATTTACAGGCTCTACTAAAGAAAAATAATACTCAGATTCCATTCTTAAGACCATTTGAAAATAAGTTGAGTTTAGATCCATCAGATTATGTAGCAGTGGGGAATGGAGGTGCATCCTATGTGACAAAAAGGATTGACGGAAGGCATCCTGCTGAGAGTCTAATGGTATTCTTTCAATCAGAGTATAATATTGAGAGAAACCAATTATGGAATCTGAAGAACCCCTTGGGTCAAGGAGAATATTATAATACTATGCAACTATTAATTGCTGCAAAGGAAAGGGAGAAATCCTGGGATAATAATTTATGGGAAAAAATATCACCATGGACTAAGGCTGAGAAAACATCTGGAATACCAATCTCATGGATTTCCTTTACCGTTGGTCCGCAATACGGGACAAAGGCTCCAGAAATGCGTAAGCCATCTGGAACAGTAAATTTTACTAGTGCAGATAAACCAACACTGTGGATGAATATTACTGATACTCTCCCTACACACCTTGGTCAAAAAAGAGTTACTATGAGATGTATAACGATTGGATGGGGTATTTACAATATTGAAGATGAACGGGGGACTTTATTATTTGGCAATTAATCTATATCATCCATTCCATTATGAAGATTGTGTGATTTTGAACCCTCTAGAATTTCCCTTACTACTGGAATAGATGGATCGAATGGGACAAGAGCAGGCATATCATCATACTCTTCAACTAAAGGTGTAAGTGTATTATAATCAAAGATATTTACGCGGCGCCGATTTCTGAGAACATTTTGGTTAACACTTATTGCATCTATCAATTCTGGCATATCTGTATATTCATCATCTTCACATGTTTCAGCAAGTGAAGATGATGTAGGTGTTCTATCTAGTGCACGCGACCTTGCCTCATTTCTCCTTCGTGTCTCCTCGACAATACTATAAAGCTGTTCATAAAGAGTCTCTTCCTGCTCATCAGTAAGTCCTCTACTTCTAGTGGCACCATGCTCACGCTGTTTTAGTGAAAGATTATCAGTATTCTTATAAACTGTCTCGCTAAGTACAATAGCTATAGATAGTGAGTTTATGAGAATTGCAATAAATATTGCAAGAGATGACATGTAAAATCCAATAGTATATGCTGCGAAATAAAGTATTACACACATGATATTAATGTAAATACCATCACTAAGAACTTGATTGCTCGTAGGATTTTGTCTCATGCAGCAAGAGTGTGATTTAGGATAATTAAGAGTATCTGTCATGCTTACCATACTGTACATATGTCGAGCGTAAGCTGTCAATTTTTAAACAGCTGTCACTAAAAAATTGAGTAATGTTTCCATATATAATAAGGTATGGCAACGTATCGTCTAGAGCTTCTAGTCACTGAGCAGGGTAAGCCCTTTTATCCTCCTGTGGGAACAGTTGAGTATCCTTCTCCAGATAATGCAGGCTATGACTTGAAGGTTGTAGAAAACAGACAGCCTACAACCATTGCTACCCTAACACCTCTGGGTGTGAAGGCACGTATGCTTAAGTATTCGAATGTGGGTGAGCAGCTCCATACTAATGATTCTCATTTTACCCTAGAGCCTCGTTCATCCATTTATAAAACTGGATTTATTATGGCAAATGGTCGTGGAATCATTGATAAGACATACCGTGGTGAGCTAATGGCTCCTATGATTTCTGTAGCTTCTAATTTTACAACTGTTACTGCTGGCACAAGGCTCTTTCAGGTAATCGCACCAGACCTTGGACATATTAGTGAGGTAGCGTATGTTGATTCTCTTCCTAGCACGGTAAGGGGGGAGGGTGGTTTTGGAAGCACGGGAACTACTTAAATAAGCATCTGGCGGTTCTAAGTAGATGGATATCAATCATAAGGATGGCTATGGGACCAAACAACCAAAAGGTTCTGCAACCACTCTTTTAGATTTAGTATCACGGGATGTTCAGGATAATAATCTTTTTCCATTAAATTCAAATATAACAAGATTTACCCGAGATGATACACTACGGACAATTCCACTATCATCTATTATGAGGGAATTTACATTTAAGGGTCCTGCTACTTTTGGCCAGACATTTATTTTTGAGTTAGGTGATATAAATTGTGGAGATTTGTTAAGTGGATTATGTATTCAAATACAGCTTGGTGATTGGCTAACAGGTATAACTAGGAATAATATATTAAAAGGACTCTTAGTTCCATATACTTCTTCTGAGCTATGGACATATTGTAATTCTATAGGAACATCTATCTTAGAAGAGGCTACCCTAGAAGTAGATGATCAAGTTCTAGAGAAGATAACTGGAGATTCTCTCCATGTTAGCTCTTTACTCTTTGGAGATTTAAACACACAGGTTGGTTTAGCAGATACCCTTGGATTAAAATCAATTGGTGATATTAAACAGGCAAACGGATTAAATGCATTTTTTACTGAGGAAGGATGGGTAACTGTTCCTCTTATGTTTTCTATGTTAAGAGAAAAGCTAACTGCGACCTTCCCGCTAATAGCATGTCGTGCTGGAACAATTCGTATACGAGTAACTCTTAAAAAATTCAATCAGGTAGTTAGAAATTTAACTGGATCGAGAGCATCTTGCGATGATTCTCCAAGTGGAAAGACATTTCAAATTATAGATACTTCAAAAAGGTTT